CAACGGAAAGTGAGGCAGCAACAACTTCAGCAACAGAAGAAGTCTATGGTGGAGTCACCGTTCAGACTGCAGGTAGATTTAAAAACTTTGCCACTCCACAAGATGCTGTTAATCATTTGGTGACACAATGGTATAAAGATTATAGAGGGTATACTGGTGTTAACCGTGCTAGTAGTGCTGAAGAAGCAGCAGAACTATTGAAAAGATATAGTTATGCAACTGATCCTATATACCCAAGCAAATTAAAGAGATTACTACGTCAATATAAGAACGTAACGATAGTAAGACCTACTCCTTCTTCTGGTGCATCTACTGGTGGAGCAGAGGTAACCAGTGGAGGTTCTAAAATAGCAGGTGATCTTGGATCTTATATTAAGTCAAAATTAAAATCTCCAGAACAATATAGTTTGGTTCACAGACATCCAAAGCATCCACCTTATAGTTTAAGCAGCGGACACAGTACTGACTCTCTACACTATCAAGGTAGAGCAGTTGATATTGGAGCATATGATTATGAACAAGGACCTATCCTAGCTGCTGTTAGAGAGTTTAACAGAATGAAGGGAATCAATTCAACAGAACTTCTTCATGCTGGTAATGATCCTAGAGGTGGACATGATGACCATGTTCACGTTGCATATAGAAAAGGTGGTGTAGTTCCAAAAGATACCTATGCACTTCTGCATAAAGGTGAAATCATTGTTGATGCAGACAGTTCTAGATTTAGACCAATCAAAAGTATGCTCCTTGCTATGAACCATGCAAGTTCATACACTGGAGTCTTGAAAGCTATTGCAGATTATGCACCATATGATGAAATCTATGGACCACAAGTGGTGGTCATGCAACAGTCAAGTGGGTCTCAAACATATGCTATGAACAATGGTGGTGCTGTGGTGGGTGGTGCTTCAATGGGTGAACAGTCTAGTCCCATGGACATTCTTTACAAAGGGTCTTAAATAGGATAGAGGTAATAAAACATGGCATTAAGACAAGTAGAAACATCTTCCATATCAAAGTTAGAGATACTCTCTAATCAAGGTGGTAAAAAAATTAGTTTACTAGGTGGCACTGAAGCACCTGGTCCGCGTTTGTCTACGTTGCTATACTATGAAAGTATAAGACAAGATACAGTAAAGGCAGAGGTAATCTTTGACGATACTGGTGGTGCTGTGGATGATAAGTCAACCATTGAAGGTTTACCCCTAATTGGAACAGAACAAGTTAACCTTACATTTGAAGATAACAAAGAGAATAAAATTAAGTTACAACTCTATGTTAATAAGGTTACACCAATAACTCAAGACACTAGAAAGATTAGAATCAAATTAGATTTGGTATCAGAAGAATACATATTGAATGAAGAGACAAGACTCAATACTCGTTTTGATGGTAGAATATCAGACCATGTTACTAAAATATTAAAGTCACTCAAGACCAAAAAGAAACTTGATATTGAGAGTTCAAGTAATAATTTTAACTTTATTGGCAATAATAGAAAACCATACTATACTTTGAACTGGTTATCGAGGTCAGCAATTTCGGAAAAGGATGCACAAAAAGGTTCTTCTGCAGGATTCTTTTTCTTTGAAACCTCTGATGGATTCAAGTTCAAATCTATCGATGGTCTTTTTGCACAAGAAAAGAAAAAGTCATTCATCTATAATGAAACTATGGGAGAAGTTCCATCTGGATATGATGGAAAAATTCTTTCACAACAAATAGATAACAACATCAATGTGCAACAGAAATTTCAAATGGGTGCATATAGCACCAGGTTAGTTGTCTTTGATCCTTTCAACTGTGTTTATGAGGTGATAAATCAATCAGCAGATGATACAAAGGGTGGAGCAAGACTTGCTGGTAAAGACTTGCCCAAGTTTAATTCTAAATTTAAATCGGATTTTACACGAACAACTTACATGTTGACTGATAAAGGAACTCTTCCTACAGGCAATTCTCAACAGCAAGTATCAAAGTCAACGGAACAAAACTTTGAAACACAACAAATTTTGAACCAGTCAATCCGTAGATACAATCAAATTTTTTCTGCAGTTCAAACAATAACAATCCCAGGAGACTTTAGTTTACATGCTGGAGATGCTATATTTGTGGATAGTCCTGAACTAAACCCACAAAAAGATGATAAAATTAATCGGGAGTATGGAGGTCTATATATTATAGCTGACCTATGTCATTACATCTCTCAAAAAGAAACCTATACAAAATTGAATCTTGTCAGAGATTCTTTCGGTAGGAAAGGTAATCACACTACTAATATTCAACCATGAGCGAAAAATCTATTCAGCAACACATCAACGACGATAAGGATCTTCTAGAGAATCCTACGCTATCTCCGCAGATGCGTCGTCATACAGAGGATGAACTTGATCATCTAGAGAGGTATCAAGCAGCACATCCGGACGATGACCACGATCCAACTGCATTTGAAATGTACTGTGACGAAAACCCAGAAGCAGACGAATGCAGGATTTATGAGGACTGATGGAAGGAGGAGCACTATTTAATCCAGGATTTATAGGAGGAGATTTTCTTTGGTGGATCGGTCAGGTCGCTGATAAATCGACTTGGCAAGAAAACCAGAAGGATAGTAAGCATCAAAGCTCTAGTGAAATCCCCGGATGGGGATACAGATATAAGGTAAGAATCATTGGTATTCATGACCAAGGTGAAGGTTCATTGGAATCTGAACAACTGCCTTGGGCACAGGTCATGTATCCTGTAACTTCTGGTGGTGGACAAGGAAAATCATACCAATCACCTGCTATTCAGCAAGGCATGTTTGTGTTTGGATTCTTCCTGGATGGGCAAGACCAACAAGTCCCTGTCATTATGGGAGTTCTTGGTGCAAATCCTCAAGTTCCAAAGTCAACTCTTACTGGAATAACTGGAGGTCAAAACTTTACCGCACAGAGTGGCAACGCAGATAAGGTTGCTGATGATGACTTATTGACTGAAAGACCTGCTGGTAGAACTCTAACTGGGCAACCCACTGGTGGTGATAATCCAAATAATCCACCAACAGATAACGTTTCTCCAACAAAAGAAAGTCCTGCTGCTCCTCATCAAGAGACAATGGCAGACAAGAGAAAGGATGCGGTGTTGAAAAAGAAGCACCCCCTATTTTGTCCTGACCCACAAAAACAGAGTCCTTTAAAAGGAATTCAAACAGTCATAGAAGATTTGCAAGAGAAGATAAGGAAACTTCAGGAGGGTATTGAAGGATATGCAAGAGCTATCAGGTCCGATATTAATATTGTCAATAGTCTGATAAATCAAATCAATGAGATTGATGCTCTGATTAGAGATGCCTCTTGTGAAATTGCAAAGTTCTTGAGAACTTTAATTGGTTTGGTTCAGGACTTTGTAACTGACTTGTTCACTGAAGTTCTACAACCACTATTCAAAATTTCTCCGCCAACAATTAGAATTGAAATTCTTGATAAGTTAGTGAAGGGACTAGAATTGATTGAATGTTTATTTAATGCAATAGGTCTTAAACTATGTGACTCTGCTGAAAGATCTATCAAAGGTTCTTTTGCAAGGAGAGCATCAGGCAGACCAGCACCAGCATCAGTTCAACCATTCTTAACTGATCAATATGCAGACATTCCTTGGTTCCCTAGTGATGGTGACAATGATACCTATAACCCAACACCAATCTGCTATGTTGAGGAATTGGTTGGTGAAATTTTAGGGGAAAACATAAATGATATTATCAATACGTTTGACTCTGCTACATTGCCAGTCGTGAAAGATATTGAAACTGCTTTGAATAATGTTGGAGGTCCAGGAACATCAGCAGCTGGTTCATCAGGCACCAGACCTAGAGACCCTCTGCTGCCAACTATCCCAAACCTTCCTGCCATACCTAGTTTTGATCCTTTAGGTGCTCTTGGAGGAGCAGGATTCGATATTGCTTCTGCACTTGGATTCTTGAGTGCAATTTCTGGTATCTTTAGTTGTGATATCTCTATACTATGTTCGCCTAATAGTTACCACACCTTACAGGATGGTGGAAATGGCAAACCAAGTAGTGATGAACCTAGTAATGTCTCTGTTGCAAAGACAGCACAGAGGACTGCAGAGTCTCAAGAACCTGCAACCACATCATCTGCGAGTTATGACACGCCATGAATATAGTTCCTCCATCAACAGACCTAATAAAAGTAGGATATATCAGTAAGACTGGGGGTTACATGCCTGGTCTTACAATTGAGGATGCGAATGAGCATGAGAAATCATATCCAGGCACGACATATATTTTTGTGGATGCTGATGCAAATATTAGATATTTAAAAATAGATCAAGTCAGACAGTTGACCACTGCTAGTTTGCAAAGAACTCCCATTTGTGATATTGGTCCAAAACCTTGTGGTCCGCCATCAATTGAGTTTATTGGTGGTGGTGGAATTGGAGCAAAAGCGAACCCAATTGTAGATATAAATGGAAATTTAGTTGCTGTTGATATTGTTGATGGTGGATATGGATATAGAACCGCGCCAAAGGTGCAAGCCACAGACCCCTGTGACAATGGTAGTGGCGCTGTTTTAAGACCAAGAATAGAAAATGGTCGAGTTGTAGATGTAATTGTTCTTGACAGTGGTAGGGGTTACTTACCACCAGCACAAACAGTCCCACAATATCCAGCTAGAATTTGTATAAAAGAGATACTTGTCACAAATCCAGGTTTGAATTATAATTGTGGTGTGGATGAATTAGTTGTTACTCCAGATAATGGTATACAATTAACATACAACTGTGATTCTTTTGGTAGAATAAGGTCTGTCAATATTGTTTCTAGAGGTTGCTATTCTGAATTGCCCTCTATCACAATGAGAAGTAACACGGGTGTCAATGCATCCTTTGTTCCTCTCTTTGAGGTCACTCGTGACCCAGAAGTATCTGAAGAGATTCCATCAACAGGTGTTGTTCAGGTATTTGATTTGGTTGGACTAACTCTCCAAGGATATGTTGACGGAACAGAATACTATGGAAACGTAGCATTTGAAGATGGAATCAAATATGCGGGCACCAGAAATACTGGTGTAAGAGTCTATGAGACAAGAGCACAAAGCATTGGTGCAGCACCAGTAGAGTCAAGAGTTCTTCCCGATACTGATGTGACTGATACGTTTGTCACACCAACGGTAGATACAACTCCTACTACTACCACCACTACCATCACTACCACTGTTACGCAAGCGGCACCACCACCTCCAACACCCGTAGCACCACCTCCACCACCAGCAGCACCTCCTCCTCCACCACCGCCGCCAGTGGCACCTCCACCACCACCTCCATCATATGGTGGTTACTAATAAATATTAGGACAATCCCTTAAGTTATGGCAGAAAAGAGAAATTTTTGGACGCAAGTTATGAGTGCTATGAATGGCGCTCTAATTTTTGGTGGGTTGAGTCCAAAGGGTGATGTCACATCAAGCGTTGAATTAAAAGGCATTGATGGTAGACACTTTCTTGATATGACTGAAGATGGTGTCCGCAAAGGGTGGACAACCATCAATGCTCCTGGAGCATTTCAGGTAAACTGTGGTGAAGATTTAGATAAAAAACAAGATGGTGTTTTTATCAACGCAGAAAATGGTGATGTAATTCTTCGGGCAAGAAATGGAAAGATTCGTATAGAAGGTCTAGACGTAGAAATATCTGCTATTGGAGCAGGTAGAGAGGGATTCGCAGCCATTCATGCGAATGAAGATATTAAGGTTACTGGTAAGAACATAACTATAAACCCTAGAAACTCACTCAAGTTAGTGACTAGTGGTATACTTACTTTAGAGGGTAGATTAGGAATTCAAATTCTAGGGTCTATGGTCAATGGTGCATCAAGTGCAACAAATGCAAGAAAAAAACCAGGACAAATAAAATAAGGAGGCAATATGTCATTTCAATTTGATGAAACACATGTTTATGACGGACAGCATCTTGTCTGTCCAGAGAATAAAGTTCCTATTGCATTGGGAGTTGCTCTAACAAAAATTAAGGGTTCTCAATATGTACAAGGACCTTCTTTGTTTGGTGCTGACAAGAAGTTTCCAACTCCATATGCAACGGTGATGATTACACCACCAGCTCATAGTGGACTACCTACGTTGGTTCCTGGTGCAAGTGCATATGGTCCTCCTAGTAATCCATTTTCATTGGCAGTCACTGGTTCATCTGCTTTTCTTGGTCCTGTTGAAACGAGTGCCCATGTAATCGTTGGTGGTGGTTTGGGTGCTCAAGGTGATATCATGTCCAATTGTGGAGTTCATGTTCTCTCTGCTAAAAAGAATTTTGATATTCCTCACCCAACAAAAGAAGGTTGGAGACTTCGCCATACCTGCCCAGAAGGACCATCAAATGATGTATACTTCAGAGGTAGAATTGTCAACAAAAATAAAATCTATCTACCAGATTATTGGAAAGAACTTGTTGACCCAACCACAATTACAGTTAGTTTGACACCGATTGGTTCTCATCAAGATGTAATCGTAAAAAGAATTGGTGAGAATATAGTTCACCTGCAATCAAATGGTGGGTTACCAATCAAATGTTTCTTCCACATCTATGGAACTAGAGCAGATGGGGAAAGACTCATCCCAGAATATGAAGGAGAGTCACCTGCAGACTACCCCGGAAACAATGATGAATACTCTGTTTCTGGATATCACTACGACGTTAAGGAGAAATAATCATGGCAGAAGATCTAGCATTTGTACCAGATTTTGATAATGGTAATTGTAAAGATGTAGGTATCAGTGGACTACCTTCAACAAAATATGATTACATTCTCAAAGCAACTAATGGTGGTAAAAGTTATCCAAGCACAGGAAGTGTAGGAGATTTCACTACATCTATTTGTAGACCATATCTTCACTACAATGTGAACATGGGTAATCTCAAGTTAGATGAGGACATCAAAACTGTCGTTAATATTAATGCCATAGGAAACATTACTGTGGCAGGGACAGGTAGATTTGGTGGCACAATAACTGCACCTACTTTTATCGGCAATCTTCAAGGAGTTGCTAGTGGAAATAAAGTATCATTTGACATCAAACATCCTAAAGAGAAAGGAAAAAGAATCCGTCACATTGTTGCTGAAGGTCCAGAACCAGGAATTTATGTCAGAGGGAAACTGAAAGACTCAAACGTAATTGAGTTGCCGGAATACTGGAATGGATTAGTTGACCCAGAAACAATCACCGTAACTCTTACACAAATTGGATATTCTCAAGACCTTATCGTTGATAGGATTGAGTGGGGTCAAAAAGTACATATTAGATCTGGTAGTGGAGCAAATATCAATTGCTACTATGAGGTATGGGCTGCTCGCTGGTTGGATAGAGATAACCATGACGATAAATTGCATGTAGTTTATGAAGGAGAGTCTTATGATGACTATCCAGGAAACAATGATGTCTTTTGGAAGTTAAATGAGACTCAACCACAATTTAGTGTTACTGGAGAATTCTGATGACGTATAGTGTTATTGCGGGAGTTACTAGTGACCTGAGTGCACTGCAAGATCAGAATGCTGAACTTCCTACGTTTAGAACCCAAGCAACCACGATTGCAGATGAATACGAGAAACCTGCAGAGGCGATTGATAAACTTGCAATAGCACGATTTGATGAAATCATTGCAGAACAAAATAATCTGATAACAATCAGTGGTAATACTGGACTAGGTTCTGATTGTTACTCTGCAGATACAAGTTATTTCACCACCCACTATGGTTCTATGGTGACTGGTATCGGAACAACAACTGGAGACAATACGGCAATTATAGGTATTGGATCGACACAAGTAGTTGCAACCGCTTCTCTTGCTCTGGATACTTTGACCGTATTTAGATATCCAAAAGTTGAGGATGGAACTCTTGATACATCAACTGATAATCCATTTGTTGGTGAGGGAGCTGTCAATCTAACAAATAGTAATGCTGGCATAGGGAAGACCACAATCTATACACAGAGAGCAGGAGCAGCAACGACAATTTTTGCGTTGGTTGGTGTATGTCACGCTGGTTCAGCCACCAGTATCAGCAATGGTGTGTCTGCATATAATACTTTATCAAGCGGGATAAGTACATTTATTGATCCTGTTAATTTAATCAAAGAAGAAAAAACACAGAACAGATTAATTGCCTGGTCATTGGGTAGAAAAATTGCCACTAATACAGTGGGTATTACTTCTGCAGAGAACGTCATAGACGACTTGGAAGACCCATCACTTGGAGGTCCTTACTAGGGTTGACACCCACCTCTTTCCGTCTTATAATATGGGGGTAATCAAGCAAAACACATGCAAGAAGAAGACTTCCTTTCACGTTGCGTCGTTGATCCTGTGGCACGCAAGTTCTATCTGTACTCTGAACAAGGTGATGAGAAGGTTGTAGAGTGTGAAACCGTAGATCAGTTCATGTCCGTGCTTGAGTTGGTTCGAGACAGTTGCAACGAAGACATCCTAGCGTATGCTGACCCTGTGTGAGGGAAAATCGACTTTTAATTCCAAAAAAAGGGGGAAAAAAATCCCGGCAAAATTTTGACCCCTTTACTTTTTTGCTCCTTTAGCAATCTGGTGAATGCACCGAACTCATAATTCGGCTGAGGTGAGTTCGATCCTCACAAGGAGCACCTTATGCGAGTGTGGCGGAATCGGTAGACGCATCGGACTTAAAATCCGTCGAACATTGTGTTCATGGGGGTTCAAGTCCCCCCACTCGCACTAAATAATCGA